TTCCGGCGGTCGCGGGTGCGCCCGGAGCCTGAACGCATAACGCGGCTCGCAATACGTTTGGAAATTTTTTCAGGCTGGGCGGTCGTAGGGCGGTCGGCGGCTGCACGCGGGCGGCAATTGGAACAATGGGACGAATTGCGGTTCGCGGGCGCGGAATGCGAATAACACGCGCTGGAATTCGAATTCGAATTCCGGCAGTCGCGGGTGCACCCGGATACAGGTTGCGAGTCACACTCCCTGGCTGGATCGCCCGGCCTTGTCCGGTAGGCATAAAGCCGAAAGGCAAAACACACGACGGAGCCGCCTTTGGGCCAGTAGGGCCACCGAAGCCCCGACGGCGGGATATTTTATGGCAAAACGACATGGGAACCTGTTTGCCCGCATTGTCAGCCGGGAAAACTTGCAGCTGGCCTATCAAAAGGCCCGGCGGGGCAAGTCGCGCATGCCCAACGTGCAGCGTTTTGAGCGGGATGTCGAAGGGAACCTGGAGGTGATTCGGCGCTCTCTTGTGGAGGGGACCTTCACGACTGCCGGGTATCAAACCAAACGCATATTTGAACCCAAGCCCCGTGAAATTTTCGTGCTGCCCTTCGCGCCGGACCGTATCGTTCAGCACGCCCTGATGAATGTGCTGGCGCCCATTTGGGACGCTTTGTTCATTCGTGACAGCTATGCCTGCCGTCGAGGCTGCGGGCCGCACGCCGGCAGTCGCCGCGCCATGGAGTTCGTGCGGCGTTATCCCTACTGCTTTCAGGCCGACATCCGCAAGTTCTATCCGTCCATCGATCAGGGCATTCTGATGGGGATCGTCGAACGCAAGATCAAGTGTGCCGAGACGCTGGCGTTGTTGCGGGACATCATCTACAGCTATCCGGGCGGGAAAAACGTTCCTATCGGAAATTACACCAGCCAATGGCTTGGCAACCTTTATCTGAACGAGCTCGACCAATGGCTCAAACATTCGCATCGGGTCAAGGCTTATCTGCGGTATTGCGACGACTTCTGTGTGTTCGGGTCTGACAAGGCGCAGTTACAGGAGATGAAAGAAGCAATCCGGACTTTTTTGGCCGCCCGGCTGGGCTTGGAATTTAGTCGCGCCGAGGTGTTTCCAGTCTCTCAAGGGTTGGATTTTTTGGGCTATCGGCATTTTCAACACCATATTCTGCTGCGCAAACGCACTGCAAAACGGCTGCGGCGGCGTCTGCGAAACTTGCCTTCGGCCCTGGCTCAAGGGCATATCACCCTTGAGCATTACCGCGGCAGCGTAGCCTCGGCCCACGGGTGGCTGAAACATGCCAACACTCGCAATCTGGCGGTGTCTCTGAACTTGGAACGGCTACTAGAGGTCGCTCGTGGTTAAACGCTTCGCCGATTTTTCCCAGGAACGGCTGCCCTTGGATGGCGAGAAAATCCGATTGGATGAGATTGTCAACCGGGAACTGCTTATAACTGGATACACCATTCGGCGCAGCAAGTATGACAAGAACCAATCCGGTAAATTTCTGACACTGCAGTTCGAGTTGGACGGCGACCGCCGTGTGGTGTTCACCGGATCCGACGTTTTGATCGAACAGCTGGAAAAGTACGGTGAACAGGTTCCGTTTCTGGCCACCATTAAAAAGATAGACCGTTATTACACGCTGAGTTGAAGGAGACGTCATGAAAGGCTTCCCGCGGCACCTCAACACCCGCGCCGATTACGAATATGTGCGCAACCACTTTCCACCCGAACAATGGCGGCCGGCCTGGCAACTATTACTGGATGGCCGTTACATCTGGCATACCGTGGGGCACCTGTCCGCGGACGATCCGGGGGTGGAGGACGGAACCCATCGAGTGCAGACCGAACCGGATGAAGAGGGGCGGGATGTGCGGTATCAGCAGGAGTGGATAGAAGACCCCCACGCGAAAATTTTTCGTCTCGGGATGACCGTGGCTGAAGTTCAGGCCGCGCTCCAAGGAGACTAGCCATGCCCCTGATCGACCAGGTGAAAAGCAAGGTTATGGACGACAGCGGCCGGCTGACCGATGCCGACCACTACGCCCCGGCAATCGCCGCGGCCCTGGAGCGCTACGGCAAGCACCGGCCGAAGGAAACGCCGGCGGATCTCAATGGCGAGGACGGCCACGACCTCACACTGCCGGCAGGGTTCGTCGACGGCTTCTCCCGGCTGCTGTCCGTCGAGTACCCGGTCGACCAGGTACCCGAGGAGATTCTCGACCCCGGCCACTGGAAGCTCTACCGCTCGCCGACCGGCCTCAAGCTGCGCCTGCTGTACGAGGAGCCGACCGCCGCGGAGACGGTGCGCATCACCTACACCGCCGTGCGCCAGGAGGCCGACATCGTCACCGGCGACGCCGACGCCGTGGCGAATCTGGCCGCCGCAATCTGCCTGCGCACCTTGGCGGCGCTCTACGGTCAGACTTCGGACCCGACCATCCAGGCCGATGTGGTCAATTACCGAAGCAAGCTGGACGAGTTCCGTCGTTTGGCCGACAGTCTGGAGTCGGAATACACCCGGCATCTGGGCATCGATGCCGGCGGCGGGTCCCCGGCCGCCATGGCGATGGCCGTCCCTGAGACCCGCCTCGGCGGGCGACTGACTCACAGGTGACCAGGCCATGTTCCGTCCCGTAGCTCGTTTCATCGAAACCGGCTCCTTGCTCCTCGGCCGACCTGCCGAGGAAGTGCGCAAGGCACAGCGGTCCGCCATGGAAGAGGCGACCCAGTTCGGCACTCGCCGTGTGCAGGGCCGCACCCCCCAAGGGGTGAGTGGCGCCCAGGGCGGGCTGCTGCCGAGTATCGGGCCTGAGGTGCTAGAGTCTTCAAAGGGGGTGGTTGGCATAATAGGCACGGCGAGCCCCTACGGACTGGTGGTCGAAAAAGGCCGCAGACCAAAGGCTAAGATGCCGCCCGCCGGAGTGTTGACCGAATGGATTCAACTAAAGCTAGGCGTCTCCCGCGAGGAGGCCGAACGGATCGAACTTCCGATTCGCCGCAAAATCTACCACCGCGGTACGAAGGGGGCTTTTATGTTTGAAAAAACCATCGAGGAGGACTGGCCGGATTTTCAAAGGATATTTGAGTCATGGGGCGTGCGAATCGCCCGGGAGCTGGAACGATGAGTGATCAGACCATGAGAGCCCACCTCAAGACTCGCCTCCAGGCCCACGGCGCCGCTATCGGCCGGGTGCACGATTACGAGCGGCTGGCGGTGACGGAAAAGGATTTCCTGGAGCTGTTCCAGGACCCGGCCACCAGGAAGATCTTCGGTTGGGAGATCAGCCGCCGCTCCTTCCGGGTGGAGAAGGTGGCCATGAACAAGTGGAAGATGGTCCACCATTACCTGATCCGGGGCTATTACGGCATCGAGGACGCCGCCGCCACCGAAAAGGCGGTCAACCGCCTGGCTGACACCATCGTGCTCGACTTCGTCCGTACCAGGATCGCCGGAACCCAGGGGGGGCAACTGCCCTCGGGAAAAATCGAACAATGGATGTTCGGCCGGGTGCTCTGTCACCGGGTGGAAATCGAGATGCCGGAGGTCGCCGAAATCATCGAGATGCTGCCTGAAGCGGATGACCCCGATCTGCTGGCGGTCGGCCTGGAATACTATCTGTCACCGGGTGATGACGAATACGATGCCAGAGATGTGGTAACACTGTCCGGCCCGGAATAACCTTTTAACGAGGAGTGAACATGATTAACGTCAAGGCCGCACAGGGGCTTAAGGTCCCCAAGGAAGAAAAACCCAGGGAATACATTTCCGAAAGCAAGGCCGAGAAGGTGCCGGCCTCCGCCTATTACCGCCGGCTGGTCGCCGACGGCTCTCTGATCGACATGGACACCCGGCCATCCGCTGAGGCGAAGGCCAAAAAGGGAGGTGAAGCCTGATGGAAAACATCGAATTTGACGGTATCCCAACCAGTATCCGCAAGCCCGGCAAGTATATCGAGTTCAACACCCGCCTGGCGGTACGCACCCTG